GCACAGAGATCGCTAAGAGAAAACTAGCATCTATTATTGATCCATCACTATTAGAACATTTTCAAATTATCTCTTCTCGTGTAAGAGAATTAAATGAAGATAAGATTAGAATACTTTGGCATCATGATTTACCAAATGATCCTGAATCAGCTAAACTGAAAGATAAAAGCTTTCAGGATAAATTTCATAAGTTTGTGTATATCTCAAACTGGCAAATGAATCAATATCATTCTTTTTATGGAATCCCTTATGACACTAAATCTATTGTTCTTGAGCACGGTATTGAACCTGCTGATCCAATAGCACGATGGTCACACGGTGATGGAAAGATCCGTCTAGTCTATACATCAACTCCACAACGTGGTCTGGATATTCTAGTCTCTGTCTTTCAATATCTAGCAGAGAAATATGATGATATCCATTTAGATGTATTTTCTAGTTTTAAGATCTATGGTTGGGAAGATGCTGATAAGCAATATGAACCTCTATACGAACAAATCAGAAATCATCCTCAGATGACTTATCATGGTTTTGTTCCCAATGAACAACTTAAACATCATCTAAACTCATGTGATATTTTTGCTTATCCATCAATCTGGATGGAGACTAGTTGCCGTGCTATGCTTGAAGCTATGTCTGCTCAGTTAGTTTGTGTTCATCCAAACTACGGTGCTCTAGCCGAAACTTCTGGTGCATTAAATGTCATGTATCAAGGTACACTAGATAAAGTAGAACATTCAAATATTTTTGCTTCACATCTAGAAGCCGCAATCCAGTTTGTTCGTGATAAAAACCATAAAGAAATGGTGCAATTCAATAAGGTTTATGTTGACAGCCGTTATTCTCTTGATAGAATCAAGAGGCAATGGGAGGTCATGCTTACTGATCTATTAAAGAAATATCCCACTGAAGAAAGTCGCCAATTCCCGAAACAACAATTTGTGTATAGAACTTCATGATTGACAACATATGAGAAGTGTGGTATATTAAACTATGACTCAAGCCAATAATGTTGTCCTATTTCCTACTCGGAATAATAAGTACAATGGACCTCAAACCATTGAGGAAGTTGATGAGTCGATGGATATGGTAAAACAGTTCCATATTCAGGAAACTATCGAGACTATTATACCATCACTTTTTGACCAGCTACATGTAGCTGGATTTCAACCAGATGAAGATGATGACGATATTCTTAAGCATTCAGCAATGGTAGTAGAATCAATCCGTTCTTTACTTTGTATGCTCAAAGGTATTGACCATCCACTTCAACTGATTGCGGATAATCTTTTTATCCAAACTTCTGATGGACTAGCAGTTTCCGATAAAGTTAAAATCATTATCACTCCAAAAGAAGGAAAGGGTGAATAACCCTTAAAAAAATGCTTATCATTGATTTTTCCCAGGTGATGCTTTCCAATATCATGGTTCAGATTGGTAATCATACCAATGCTCAACTAGATGAAAATATGGTAAGACATATGGTATTAAATTCAATCCGTATGTACAAGACCAAGTTTGGTCCAGAATATGGTGAAGTTATTATTGCATGTGACGCCACAAACTACTGGCGCCGCACACTCTTTCCTTATTACAAGGCTAATCGTAAGAAGTCACAGGCTGCTTCCGAACTAGACTGGAAAGCAATCTTTGAATGTCTCAACAAGATTCGTGATGAACTTCTGACGGTATTTCCATATCGTGTCATTCGAGTGGATACAGCAGAAGCCGATGATATCATCGGCACACTTGCCAAGGAGTTTGGTAATACTTCAGAGAAGCTTCTAATCATCTCGGGCGACAAGGACATGGTACAATTAATGGTTTATGATAATGTAACCATTTATCAACCAGTAAAAAATGTCTTAATCAAGAGGAAAGATTGACCAACCAGTTGTATTTTCTCTTCTTTCTTTGTGCACAAGTTTGGTTGCCTTAATGCTTATTGATCCTATGGTACCGCCGTTATTTTCATTTAAACATCTATATAAAGTTTTAAAACTTATATTTTTCTCTTCACAAAAAGAAACAAGAGTACCATGAATAAAATATTCTTTGCCATTAGGATCAATAAGTTTTACTTTTCTTGCATGTACATTACCAGCACCGCTATGTCTTTTCTTCATGGCAAGCTTATGATTTTCAACTTGTAGAGGGTTAAACCATTCTTCCATTTTCTTATTTTTTCGATGATAACCTGGATTATCTTCCCCATGATATACAGGGAACTTTCCACCACCTTCACATATATTATAACCATCTTCTATAGTATTAAATAACTTAATAAAATGATTTTCCATAACTTTCAATGTATATTCAGAATCATCATTTTCATATAATATTTCTTTTTCAATATTTTCAAATCCATATTTTCTAATAGCACAATGAAGTTTTGTTTTACCACCATTTAAAGCACTATAATGATGATCATGCCATCTTTTATTTACGCTATTTACTGTAAATCCTACATATTTTTTGCCATTGGGAAATGTTAATGCATATATAAAAGCCATTTTATTATACCTTTAAGTTGTTATATTTGTTATTTATATTTATAAGGATTTCCACCAAAATCATGCGCTACACAACAAAATATATTACTAAATCGGAAGCAGAAAAGTTCCTTAAGGAACATATCATTAAGGGTGATTCTGGTGATGGTATTCCAAACTTCCTATCAGATGATAACTGTCTTGTGGTTGGTACTCGCCAGAAGCC